ATGAAAAATCGTAGACATCAGCAACGGTGGGCTTCAATAAAGCGTGCCTCCTTAAAAAAAGGCTATCAAGTACCTGCTTTTAATGATAAGGCGGTGTCACCCGCTACTCGCAGTCAATATCTGTCTTTTATGCGAGGTCTCATGCGTATTGCCGCCAATGAATGGGGATGGTTAGCCAAGCCCCTGAATTTAAAAGTACGCAAACCAAATGATAAGCGTGTCCGCTGGTTATCTCGTGAAGAAGCGAATCGACTGATTTCAGTGGTAAATCAAAATTTCAGGCCGATAGTGATCTTTGCGTTAGCCACGGGGTTACGTCGTTCTAATATTATCCATTTAGAATGGCAGCAAATAGATATGGAAAGAAAAGTGGCTTGGATCCATCCGGAGCAAGCAAAGGCAGGTAAAGCGATTGGAGTTGCTCTTAATGAGACGGCTTGCAGGGTTCTGAGAGAGCAACTTGGAAGACACTCTCGTTGGGTTTTTGTGAGAAAGAAGACCGTCCAGGGCCGTGAAGGAGAAAAGCGAGATCTTGTGAGTAAATTCAGGGTTGATGATAATAGAGCTTGGAAAACGGGGTTAAAAAAAGCGGGGATAGAAAATTTTCGTTTTCATGATCTTAGACATACTTGGGCAAGTTGGCTTATACAATCAGGTGTTCCACTCTCTGTTTTGCAGGAAATGGGGGGCTGGGAAAGTGTTGAAATGGTTCGCCGTTATGCCCATTTATCCCCGAATCATTTAACAGAGCATGCGAAAAAGCTTGATGAGGTCATTGAAATCAACGGCACGCTGTGAAAATAGACCTGAAAAAAATACCTCTTAACCCATTGATTTTATTGGTACGCCCTACTGGATTCGAACCAGTGACCTACGGCTTAGAAGTGAGTAGATTTATCTTATAATCCATTGATATACCGCATCTTTCCTCGCTCTCACGTCAAAAGATGTTTTTAGAAACGTACAGATAGTCAATCATACTTGCGGATACTTGTCCCAAATTCGTCCCACTAAATATAGCGTCTTTATTTTCCTGTTTAGCCTGGTTTTCACAAAACCACTTACACGCAACTAACACAGTTAATGGTTAACAACTTCCGCCAACGCAGCTAATATCGTATCCCTATAATAGAGTTATTCAGGCTTCTTAGGCCAGTCAATATCCGGCGCGTTTGAGGTATCGGTACGATTAAGCAGTACGCGATATTTCTTCCATGCTGTCAATTTTTGCTTCTCTTCTTTCGTTGCCATCTCCACATCAATGGCATCTTGCAAAGGGGAAATAACCTCTCTTGCACTCTGCATTAGCCCGCTTTTTTTATCCTCAGCTTCTACGATGAATTCTTTCTTCGTTTTAGGCGGAATATCTACCCAAATTGGGTCACCCTTTTCACTGATCCCTAACGTTTTACCGATAGGGGCTGGATTAAGCGCAAATTCACGATAAACGCTGTAGGGGACTGCTTTGGCTTTATCATCCCAGCTACCCGCTTCGATATAATCCTTTTTCATTGAACCGGCGAACCAGGCTAATTTTCTCTGACCAAAATAATAAGTTTCTTCGTTTACTGAATTCATGATTACCATCCTATTGCAATCCATCTCATATCAGTTAATGGAGAATCCTTATATCCATCAGTGACCGAACTCTGACGCATTTTAAATCCAACTTTATCCGCACTCATTATATTAGGTGCATACATTTCAGATAGCGTATCATCGTAATTGAAATTAGCCAATCCCATTCCGGCTAAGGTATTTGGGAAAGCCATAGGAAATAACTTTCTTGACCTATCAGTTTTATACACGCTACCCCATTGAATAATCAGGCCCGTATTCGGATCTTTCAGCCAACCACTTGCCAATTTATTCGCTGTCCATTTTACTGAATTTATTTTTGCATCGACTTCTTTTTTAGTATAGTTATCTTCCTGTAATGCCAGCGTGCCGTTTTTATTTGATGGAATAGTGACGACGCCTTTATTTTTGTCTGAAGCATCTCTGTACACAAAATAGGCATCGCCAGGCGCGGTTTCAAATAAAATTTTATTTCCATCGCCTTTGATAAGGGTGAGACTCGTGTTATTACCGTTACTCTTTATTTTTATATCGCTGGCACTAAATGATTCTTGAGAATTTTTCTTGGCAAAATTCTCGGTACAGGCTTTTTGGCTTATCACATCGGTTGTTGAGTCACCTGTCGCTTGTTTAATTGTTCCCTTTAATTTTTCGATATACGCAATATACTGCTCAGCCTGTTCTTTAAATCTATTGGGGTCATATTTCAATATGTCAGGGAAATAAAATTGTTGGGCACCATAAGCATCATAGACCGCCATGGAGTGGCTTTCGACTGTAACAAATTTAGCTATTTGTCCATTATAAACAGGGAACCCTGCGTGATTAATCATAATGGGTTGAGCAACCGCGACGGTTGAGCCATTTTCATTTTCAAGATACACTTGAATTTGGTTCGTTGCTATTGTCGGATCGGTATTGACTTTACCGATATAAATTTTGCCGTTTGAACATGCCTGAAATTTTCGTCTCAGCGTAAATAGCTGAGCAGGCATGCTCACGACAATATTAGGGATAATTTCTGACACGCATTTCTCCTGGCATAGAGTAAGTTTTTTATTGCGTTTCTGATGGCTGTTGACTGGAAGATGCGGCAATTATAGGACGCAAAAGATTAACCGCGTTATTTAAGGCCCGCTCATAAGCGGGCGCGCCCGTCTTTTTGTTTGCCAGCCTCAACAATGCATTTCTTACCGGCTTCGACTCATACATCCTCATCACGATCCCGAAGCCCACTTCACCGGCTAGAGACGCCCCGCCAGAGCCGAAAGCCGCGCCAATCCTTAGCGGATTAGCCAATGCCTGACCCGTTTGTGTCACGACATTTGCCGAATCTGCGCGCTTAGTTGTCTGGAGGACATCATTGAGCGCCTCAAGCTCCTTCATGTGCCTTCCGCTGAATACCGTGTTATAGATTTCGCCACCGGCTTGCTCCTTCAGCTTGCTAATTTGTGTCATGAATTTTGCGGGCGAATCCCCTACCGTTTCAGCAATTTTAGAGATATATGCTGCACGTACGGCATCCTTTCCGGTATTATCCAGCGCTGGCCATATGCGTTTAATATCCGAGGCATTACGGCTGTAGACTACGCTGTTAATTAACTCGGGTGTTGCTTCACGGGTGGCTTTATTTAGGTTGCTGGCGATACGCTTATTCAGAACCTTGTTGTAGACGTTTGCGTAATCAGAATTCGCTTTGAGGTAGATGGCGGCTTCCTGAGGGCCCAGGAACTGGCTGACTGAGTTTCGCAAATCTTTTGTCATGGCATTTTCAACGCTATTCGTCATGGCTTTGGCGTGGTTTGGAAACACCATTGCATCTCCCTGAACATTTGAGCGAAAGGCCGTTCTGTGTTGCTGGAGCAGGTCAAAATCAACACCACCTTGCTGAGTTAACTCCCCCTTCAAATTTTGGAGTGTATTACGCAAATTCTGATCTGCCGATGTTCCTAGCTTCACAAGCCTTGATAGACCTGTATCAATGGCGTTAACGGCATGGGTTGTTTCTATCGGATTTACGCCCATTTTTTGCGTTATATCGTCAATAACCCTACCCGCAGTATCCTTACGACCTTTCAAATTTGAGGTCAGTGACTTAACAACCGTATCAGGATTGTACTCACCAAACCGGTCGAGATAATCACTGACCAGTTTGCGGCGTGTTGTCTGTTGCTCTGCCCTACGCGCCCCCGTACCCAGCAACGCACCTTCCCCGCCCTGAGTCAGCCCACGAGTCATTGCATTCTGGGGTGGAAGCATGTCTGATGTCATGGGCGCAACGCCCATTGATTCAGCTGTCGTCATCTTCTGGACTGCCTCTGGAGCAATCTCACCTTTTAGTGCCGTAATCCCCTTCCCAACCCCTTTTGCCGCTGCAGACAGCAACCCTTGCGCGGCAAGGTTAACCCCAGCATTTGTCGCCGCGTTCTGGGCAAAATCGCCTTGTTGATTCGAGGCATCAGCAAGCGAACCTGCCATCATCTTTCCTGCTGCGCCAATCCCTGGGATAAGGTAATCGCCAACCGTCTCCCCAGCCAGGGCGTAAGGGTCTGTAGGTCTGTCTATTGGACGATAAATATCGCCTAATAATCGATCCCCACCGACAGCTTGACTTAATGCATCGATAAGATTAGCACCGCCTTGAAGTACATCAAACGGGATATTCACTAAACCCCGTCCCGCCTCCGTGAACGGATCTTGTATTTGCGACGATTCATGGGGATTCTGTTTGTCGTGATAAGCTAAGATTTTATCCGTGGGGATATCAAGATGGGCCATTTGAGCCGATGACAAAGCATTATTATCATGATTATTCGCTATTTCGCCAGACTGAGTAGATTGCCCGGCAAAGTACTCGTCAATGGCCTCACCAATATCATCGATGCGAGTACCATCAGGAAACGTAAACGTTTTCCCCTTTGCCGTTACTTTCATCACTCTACCTTAAATTGAATGCCTGACTTTGATGTATAGCTACCGCCTGATTGCTGAAGTTGATTGTGGGCAGCGGAAGAGACGACCAAAGCATCATATACCCTTCCTGATTGCCCTCTCAGGGCGTTGTATTGACCTTGCATCTTTTTCATTTTTGTTTCTGTTGCGAGTGTAGAATCTCCCGGTTGAGGGAGATACATTTTTGCATACTCTTGCATCTCGGGGAGCGTAATGGCGGCGCCTGTTTCTGGACGAAGAATGGCATACAGGGCATCCCTTGCATTGACCATGTACTGTTGCTCTACCGGAGAAAGACTCAGGTTCGCAATGGCTCCCTCACCCAGCGCGCGATTTATTAATGCCACGCGTTTAGGGTCTATCTTTTTCCCTAATTGATTCATTGAATCCATGGAATCCTTCAGGCGGACGGCGAATCCCGCCGCCTTTTTTGATCCCTCATTGGCTTTATCAAGGATACTTTGAGCGTGTGGGAGGCTGATTGGCTTAATGCCATCACCGGCAATTGGCTGGTTTATTTTTCCCGTTTCTTCACGACCATCCGTGTAATATTTGGTTACTGAGCCATCGTCATTTTTCTCAACCTTCATGAGCTTTTTACTGGAGGTATTAATACCCGCCGCATGAGCAAATGCCATAGCAGCATCTGGATTTGACTGACGCATTTGAGCGTATTGACGATAGTTTTGCATCGCAGCAGTAGGCGCATAAGCAGCAGTTAACGCATTTGCTCCACTGATATCCTGTCCTCGCATTGTTAAAGTTTCACCTGCTCGATTGTTTCGTTCAGTTTCAGCCAGTTTATTTCTGTCAATGTTCCGCCCTTCCTGTTTATCCTGAACGTCAAAATAACTCTTTGGGTCAGCGTGCAGATGAATTAAATCGGTCATTTTGTCAAATTGTTGGGGGTCTTGCTTATAGGATAAAAAGACTTCTTCGGGTGTCAAACCGAATTGACCTAATAGGGGTATATTTTTCTGTAGAGAAGCGATAAGCGATTGATCCCCCCTTTTCGCTGCAAGACGCAAATCCATTGCCGCTTGACCAATAGCTTGATTTCTATCCTGATCAATAAATCCCATACTTTTTTGAATGCGCTCGATTTGTTCAGGATGCGCCATTGCCAATTGCTTCATCGCATCACGATCATTGGCCGCATAAGCCGTACCAAATGATTTCATAAAATCCGCTTCTGACTGCTGTTGTTTGTTCGCCTCTAATCGCTCAGAAATGGCCCCTAAACCCTGCGCTAACATCACACCGGTATTGGGCCTTTCTGCATATTGTGGGACGGTGGGCAAACCTAATCCACCTGCCGTTTGATTTTCTATTTGCAGATTGGGCAATCCAGCCAATTGAAACGTTGCCATAGCAACTCCTATTAAAATAAACTGCCTAATAATCCTAGCCCGCCACCGATGGCAGCACCCCAAGGGCCGCCAATAGAACCCTTCATCGCCCCAATGCTTGCCCCGGTTAACGCACCGGCCATACCGCCCCCTAACACGCGGTCAAATCCAGAAGGACTATTGGCCGCCGCGGCATTAGCAGCCCCCATGTTCTGTAATAACTGACCCACATTATTGGCGTAATTTTGTCCAGCTTTAGCTTGCCCAGCAGCGGCATTCATACCCATACTGACTAAATTACCGTAATTTTGCATCTGTCCCGATAACCAATTTTGCCCTAATGTTGGAGCGATAGATGCCAATTGATTACCCGTTGCAGTTGAACCTAAACCCCCCGTCGCTTCGGCGGCATTTAAACTTTGATATCGGGCTTGATTGGCTAACTCATTAAATTGTTGCGAATTGTAAAATTGGTTTAATGCCTGTCCTTGACCGTCTAATGTCGTCAGATTCTGCAATTCCCCTAATGCCGGGCCGCCCACTTTCATATACGGCGCCAAATTTTGCATCACCTGATTCCATTGTGCTCTTTGCAAGCCGATTGCTTCACGTGATGCTCTGGCCTGTTCGCTTGCGCCATTATCTCCGCTGCTTCCACCCATTGACTAATTCCTCTTTCGTGACTTGATACAGGGTCATATTGATTTGGTGATGACCTGCCGTCAAGGCGTTATCAATCACCCCCACTTTTCGCATCTTCATTAACTGACAGATGACTTTTCCCCACGGTGTTTTTTCAGGAACATACGTAATCACCGTTGAGAAGCTTAAATTATCAATCAACCAGTTTGAAAATTGTCTTGTTGCTCTCAATGCATATTTACCGCGGAAGCCAGGATCAAACACGGGATGCACTTCAATTAACTTATTGCGAATAAATTCAATTGAAAAAAAACCAACCAGCATTAACCCTTCATAAACACCCACATAAAGTTGATTATTTTTTAATTGATAATCCCCGTTATTTTCCATGGCATAACCAATTTTAGATTTATCCGTAAAAAACCGATAAAACTGGTCAATATTTTCAATCACTTTAATTTCCATCAGTCAATTAATCCATGTAAGCGCAAAGCATCTTCTAATGCTTTAATGCGTTGGCGTGCAGCTATTAATGCCTTTGCCAAAATTTGAACTTCTGATTGATGATAATTTACGCCAATCGAAAATGATTCATCAGCATGAAAAGCCCCTTTTAACGCCGTCCCGTTGGCCGCGGTAAATCCCGTCACACGTGGGCCAACCACCTTGATACCATTCACTGAATAAGCCCTCTTGACATTCAGTGACGAGGATAGCGATTGTAAATCAGCCTGCGATTTCGAAATAGCGTCTGCCTGCACTGCATTAATCTGCTGCGCCTGTGTCGCCAGTTCCCTATCTTGCTCATCATTTCTGGTTTTCGACTGATACGCGTCCTCCGACGCTTCATTGGCTTTACCGGCCACCCTGCTCATATCCGATAAACTGTTTAAGACAATCATGCGGTAGGCGGTCGAAAAATTAGCGGGTAAAATCGTCGGGTCAATATGCGTAACCTGAATTTCAACCGGGTTATAATCATTACCTGGGTTCATTATTCCATCCTGATTGACAGATCGGATAAGGTCACCGGGGATTTAGTGATGATACGGATTTTAAAGCCGATATTTTTTCTTACGCGTCCAATACGTCGCCAGATAATTCGTTTGTCATACTGAAAAGGCGCCTTTTGCGCTATCATCTGTTCTCTGCCGTAATTAATCCCATCGGTTGTTGTAGACAGGAATAATTTGTCCGCTATTTGAGCAACTCCGGTTGAGGCTTCCAATTCAAAATCAAACAATCGTGCATTATCTGCTTTTATCATCGGGGTATAAAGAAGGTGCTCAGTCTGCTGTTCATATTGATTTGAGGCATTGAAAACTAAATGACCGAGTACGCCTTCTTTCTTATCACCCACGGTGATTTGATTGTCAAAAAACATAAAATCAATCGCCCTATAAGGGTCATCATAAAAGCCGCTTTTCAGTAATGACCATTGCGAATATTGATGGCTGGCCGAACCATCAAAACAAAGGGTGTGTTTCGGCAGATGAAGGAGTAATAATTCATGGTTATCAAATCGAATCGATTCCATGACGGATTGAGATAATGCTTCAGCAGAATAATGACGGATAATTTTATCGATGGTCGCGGTGGATATCTTGTTTTTTTCACCGGCGCCGATGAGATAAACAGCCGGTTGCCCGGTCGATTGATGGCTGAGGATGGCGTATTTATCCTGATAACGACATTTGCAATCCCGCCCCGCAATACCCGCTTGAATCATATAAGCGGCTTGATTAATATAAAGCGGTTGGGACGTATCCGCCGATCCAGTTAAGGTGAAATACTCGATACTTGAGGAACCAAAACAAACAATCAGGTCTCGCCATGCGTCGACGGAAACGATACCATCGGGCTGGGATTCAGCGCGGTAAAAAGGCCGATATCTATCTGGTTTTGATTCATCTTCCAAATCAGTGACGCCAAATCGTTCTCCGCCTTTTTGTAACCAAATATAACGCCCTTGATTTCGACAAACATCAATGACTTCACCTAAATCATATTGCGGGTATTTATCATTTGGCCAGTTTGATAATACTTTCTCGCTACCGTCATCGCCATATAAATTCAGTTTACCGTCAAAACAAACCGTCTGACTATGACTCGAGTGAGACATCGACACGCGGCTCATTCCCGTTATATCCGCCACTTCGTTGTCATTACGATAAAGTTTATGGCCACAGACCCGATAGAGCGCTTTATTTTTGGTATTAAAATGGACCCCGCGTGAAACCCCTTTTACGCCCAGCTTTTTTTCAATGCCAGGAAATGATCTTAAATAACCGGATGCATTAAGCACCTCCTTTGGCGTGGCTAACATATTAACCGGTAAGGCATCAATGTAATCGGCGGTCTTGGCCTCTTTAACCAATCCTTTAGCTAACGGGATCTGCATTTTTGGCATGAAACCCTCGCTCAACATAATAACTATTAGTCCCTAACGCCGTGTATTTATTACCTTGGCCCACCGGCATATCACCCCGTCTTTCTATTGATGGAACGCTCAGCGTGTCAATAAGAAGCTCATCATAGGCAGCGGCGGCCGACGCTTCTTGTCTCGGGGTGGACTCAATGCCATAATCCGATAACATTCTTAGCATTAATTGATAACCCATAACCTGTTTATATTTGCGAGGAAGCCCTGACGCATCATCGGCGTTGGGGTTTCCCTCTTCTGAAAACTGATAGCCTAAATCGCCAAATTTAATTTGTAACTCGGCCATCAAGTCTTCAAGGTCAATAATACTCTCTTCAAACGATTGGGGTTCTACCTCGGTATTCGTTGATTCTGAGGCGATACCCGCCTTACGTAAGGCAAAGAGCACAATCTCCCCTTTAGTCAGCGGTTTTGTCATCGTTAGCCCTTTTCCCTTTTTTAAGTGCTTTAGATTTTCCCGGTGCCTTTATTTCATCAATCGACGACACAAAGCCCCTTTTTTCGAACTCAGGAAAATCCCTTGTCACTATCACCGCTTGGACATAGCCGGCTTCATTATCTGACCAGGCAAAAACACTTTTTCTTTCCATGAGTAACCTCAAATAAAAAAGGGAGAAAACGCGCCCATATTGTTACTAAGATAATCAAGGGTTGTCAAAGAATTGTCCACCCCTATGCGGATTAAAACACACATAAGCAGGCAACAGGTCAAAACGCATCATCTGCTTGTTTGCATCCCCATCCGCATATTTGTGTACCCGAATAGAAAAGCCCTCATAACTTGCGACTGCTGAGTCAATGCTATGTAATTTTGGCAGCGGGAGGGTGCCTAACCCACAGAAAAACTTATTATAAAAAAGATTAGGTTTCATCTGTTGTTTAGCGGTTCCTATGATAGAAACGGCATCTCCTGCCTTAACTTTTGCATCAACGGCATTGTATTGGGCATTTTTTTCATCATAAATCGGCACACCCGATAATTTGACCGTGACATCACCCGAAGCAGTCGCGTTAGTCTCTTCCAGCACCGTTGCGGTAAAACTAATCGCTGTTGATCCATTGTATAATGTCTGTTTGTTCTGCTGATTTAACCAATGAGTAGACGTGAATTTAAGCTGATCACCGGCTTTTAGAAAGCCTGTTTTACTTGGGGTGGCGCCCGTCAATGTTACGGTAAATTGATAGGAATCCTTCACCGACAGATAATCAACGTTAGGCGCGGTTTTCACTGTGAGGGTTCCACCAAAATCCCCCTGTTCTCGGGAAGCCAGTCCATTAGACATCAATGCCCTAATACCGCCAAAAATTACCCGATATCTGCGCATTCTCCCAAGCAGTACGGACTAATTGTTCTGTAGCATGCAAACCCGATTGCGCATCCGCCAGCCGTTGGGCTGACCACGGATCCATGACGGCGTAATTTTCACTGGTTTTAATACCAATATCTTTTATAAATGAGGCCGTTTGAGCCACATCTGACCATTTCTTTATCGGTGTATTGGGGGAGCCCAGCGACAAAGCCCCATTGTTCATCATAAAATGGGCTAATTCTGTCTCCAGATCAGTGACCATGCGCTCATGAATCGGTGATAGAATTTGTTCAAGCTGATTAAGCTTTAACGCTTCTTCAATTTGCGTCCATTCAACACCCACCGTGATATATTTGCCCACTTTGCCTGTCGCTTTACCAGAGATAAGCCCATTTTTAGCTTTCCCCGTAATGTCACCCGTCTCTGTTCTTTCAGACTTAAATTGATGAGGCCGCTTAAAGCTTACACTGTCGCCAGTATTTGAATTTATCTCCCCCGATAATAATTGTCTGTCAACGGTCTTACACAAAACAATATCAGACATAAAACCGGGTAAGAATTTTTTTAAAACGATTTGACTAATATTTGACTCTAGATTATTTGCCATTTTTTTTACTCTTATTCAATAATTGCACCGGGGCACAATTTGGTAAACTCATCGGATTTCACGTTTCCGGCGCCACCTTTTAGCGCGGGTTCTGGCTTGGATGTTTTTTTAGGTTTGGGTGCCAGTTTTACCTTCTGGCTAATTTGACCTAATAGAAACGCGGCACGTATTGGATCATTCTCAGCGGTCAGACGCTGGCGCAATGCTTTGTTTTTTCCAATTGCATAGGCAATAAGTTCTGTTCCCTCATCAGCGGCATGAATTAAAATTTCCTGCTGCAATATGGGTATCTCTGATCGTACAACCTCTTCCATCTCTGTATAATCTTTCACAGGCAATTTAGCTGCACGTTGTTGATGAGATTTTAAACGTTGAATAAATCGTTCCCGAACTTCTTGTTGCTGCCTTTGCTGGACTTGTTTCTTTTGTTCGACATGGCTTTTTTCCTCATGCCAATCGGTAAGTGCTTTTTCATAGACTTTTTCATCATAATCACATGATTCCAACGTAGGTTTAGCGGGAATAACGTTATCATGATTAATGGGCGATTGATGAGACTGCCTGGTTGCTAATTCCTCAAGCTGACGTTTCAGATCACGATTTTCTTTCTGTGTTTCTTTAAAACCTTTTCTCAGATCTTTAACCCACTTGGGCGCAGGTTTACCTTCTATTGAGTCATCTTCTTCGCTTAGCGATATTTCTTCATCGCCAATTTGCAATGAATAGTCTTGATCCTGCTCGACTTCCTGATCGGATTTTATTTCAATATTATCAGTATCAACTTTTTGCACTTGAGCAGCATTATTCTCACACTCTTGCGCTGGCTGCTCAGCGGTATTTTGCGGGGGTGTTTCCTGATTTTTGGATACAGGTATCGCCTGACCATCGATGATCAGTTCGTTTTCCATTTATGACTCCTTAACTCTGCGGGAAGTCCGCAGGTGACTGTAGGTTAGCTTGAGATTGAAGGGTTTTTAGCCGCATCCCTATTTTGTTTATGTTGCGTATCGGTGGCTTTTAGGATTAATTCGGCATCCGCTCTGGAAGCATCACCCTGTTCTTTTTGGAACTGGTGAAGCATTTTAAGGGCTTCGCGAATTTCTGCTCTTTTCGTACTGTCAGCCGCGGCAAGCAGCTGAACCACTTTCGCTTCCGCGACTCTCGCCTCAGTTTGTGCCTGGAAAGCTTTCACTTGGATAGCTAATTCTTCGTTCTTCGCTTTTTGAACTTCAGCTTGCCCTTGCATTAATACCCCTTGAGCCGCCACGAGTTCAGCATTAGGCTGTTGTGCTTGCTGCATCACCTGCGCAACCATTTGCGCTTCTTCCGGATTGCGGGGTTTAACGACGCCCTGCGTTAATAACTGTTTACGGTTATATTCCTTAAACTCGTCGAGCCCTTCACCATCCATATTATCCAGAATGATACCTTGTAAAACCGGTCGCATTGGGTCTTGCGGTAACATGCCACTCAGTAGATCCGTTAAGACTGAAGCCGTCGCATCCCGTCTCGAGATATAAGACGGCCCCACATCGACCGTGACATCATAACGACCCGTCGATAAGTCATTCATCGCCACCATTTGTCCTGTTTGCTTATCGTTGACAACCACTGACATTAACGCGATATCGTCAGTCCCATCTTCGTTAACAATACGGACTTCTCTGTCTGAACCATATACTTCACGTGCCATCGACAACCAAACTTCACCCGCGCGTTTAAGGCTCTTCGCCATATTATCAAGGTAAATAAACGAAGACATATCAGACCGATGCATCAGATTATTAACGGTTTCTTTCGCTATATTACTCGGCATTTGCTGCATCGCCTGGCTTGAACCAGTGACTTCTTGAATATCGGCCCCAGTTTGCTGTAATAACGAGGCCATCGCCTGATTAAGTGGCTGGGGTTGCGTGTATCCCACGGGCGTTGGAGGTGCTATAATATTCCCTTGTTTATCAATAATCTCATTTAAGGGCAGGAAAGCCGGTCTGTCTTTATTTCGATTCGCCCAATATTTCTCCAGTTTTTTTATCTGACTTTTACCAACAATCGGAATGGAACCCGTATCCTGCGTGGCCGAATCTGCAAGCATCGACACCTGTAAGTTATAGAGACGTTGGGCATCCATGGCTTTTGCGATATGACCTTCGACTCGCTCAATATCATCGATAAACCACCGCTTACCATAGACCGGAATTAACGGGATATGCTCACCGGGTATTCGTTGCGCTTGCTCGAGGAAGCCCTCACCATCGACCACGGAGACATAAATCCGCCGGCGCTGAAGGGTTCGCCGGGACGCCTCAATAAACCCGATGTCTACCAGCTCATCCTCAACGAGTTCAAGCTGATCACTGTCATAGGTGACGGTTTCCCTTGTCAATGGGTTTTGAAAACTCACCACATCCACCGACTCTTTTTTTACTTCGTAGTATTTAGCAATATAAACCACATCAACATCGTACCAATCATAATCCCATGATCGTTCAATGCCGCGACTTAACGTTACCGGGTCTTTATTGTATTCCGCCTGATACTTTTCAGCAGAGAGTGAGTACAAGCAGAAAGCCCACTGTGCATCTGACTTATCGTATTTCTTCGCATCCGGGTCGAACCAAACAGAACGCGACGGATCATAAATGGGCTCAATCGATATCCGCTGTCTTTCATCCATCGGATCAAACTCATTGACTAAACGTGTCGTCAGCCTAAAGCAACCAAAGCCGCCGGTTGAGGCGTCATCAAAGGCGTTATCGCACGCTTCGCCGCCATCCGTTTCTTGGTAGTCCGCCCGGAATAAACCGTTTAGTTTATTGGCTAACGCTTCGCTGGCGGCCTTATCGCCCGGTCTAAACTTAACCGTAATCCGATTATTGCGATATTCGCTGATTATCCGATTAAGCTCGGTCGATATTTTATTAACTTCAAACTTCGGATACTTCTCAAAATGGTTGCCTAATTCAGAGCCCGCGGCCGTTACCCCTTCCCATTGCCCACCCGGGACGCGCGCAAATCTTGTCGCCTCGATACATTTTTCTCTCACAGCTTCCTGCGGTGAGTGCGCCCGGTCAAACTTGCGCATAATTTGTTCATGTCTTTTTTCTAATGTTTCAGCCATCATGACCAACTTGACGATGAGGGGACAACGATTTCCGTGTCTTCTTTGATGCGCAGAGGATTAGCAAAGGACATCATCAGGGTATCTGCCATATTGGGCGATTTAATCCCTTTTAATCGCATCTCATCTTTGCTCATCAACTGAATTAATCGGTTTCCTGGCATGCGTTTACGCGGTTGTTTAACTAATTCTGACTTGAGTTGTGACAGTTTTTCTATTTTTGATGACAGGCTAATCAATTCATCTGGATCGAGATATTCGCCCTTTTCGACGGCGCGCCAGGTTTTATAAAATCGGTCCGCTAAATAAACCCAATATTGCGCGCGTTTATTTCTAAAGGTATCACGGTGAGTTCTATCATCATTATTTGAAGAGGGAAGGTATTCAGCATTACTTGGCACATAGACTTCATCGGGGTAATCAGGCGAATCACCTGCACCAAAGCCCGTCACCACCATCTTGTTACCGTCATTGCTATGTCTTAGGTGAGTTTTTACGGTGCCTGCCCCTAAGCCAATGTTGTCATAGATAAAATCATCCGCCCGATAGTCAAACGCTTCATCAAAAGCCGTAATAGTTGCATCAGCAACATCACCTTCTGACCAGCTCACGCAATCTTCAATCAGCACACCATATCGTTTGGATAATGCTTTTTCATCCTGACCGGAATCAGCCGGGTCGAAAGTGACAACACGTATTCCTCTTGGCGGAAACCCTAACTTGATATGTGCATCAATCGCCGCATCCACCCACTCCGGTTGAATCAATGCATCATCGTAATTCGCATCACACTCGCCACCGTAAACATGCCGCCATTTTTTATAGTTTTCCCGTTTCATCTTCTGCGCATCATTTTTGAGTTCTGCCGGTAACCAAGGATTATCCAGGTAGCTCACGTTGCCAACATATAAATCATCGTCTTCATAGTAACCTTTCTTATCGATTATCGCTTTGTAGGGCTTAACGAAGCGCTGATAAACGGCACCGTCTTCTTCTGAGGGATTAAAGGAAAACCACAGCTCAGAGCCCGGCTTGCGAATAGTGGATATAAGGGTATCCAGACTTTTCTCAGAAACCGTTTCCGCCTCTTCGACCCAGGCAACATCAAAATCATGTTTGGATTTAATAGACGCAATATTACGCGCCAACTGGCCATATTTGAAAATAGACGCATTGATTCCTTCAATGCAACTATTCAGCACCCGAAATCGGGCGTGTAATCCCAACGTTTCTACCTCGGCCTGTAATACGGCATGGACAGAATCTTCAATCGAATTCATAAATTCCCGCAAGCACAAAAAGCGGCGCTTATGCATTGCGGCCGTGATTAAGGCTATTTTAGCAAATGAAACCGTTTTCATACCACCTCGCCCGCCAAAATAAACTTTTATCCGTTTCGGTTTAAACATCGGCGCGAATTTTTCGCTAATTTGCACTTTCATGCTGAGGAATACCTATAAATTCAATGCTGATTTTGTTATCCGTTTTAATCGCGCCGCCCTCTTTGCCCGTAAGGGCGGTTTCTTGTTTTTCCGCATAACCGTGATTAGATAACATTAACTTAACAATCGTTGGGTTAAATTCACCCGTAAGCCCTTTATTTATCAGACTATTTTCCTGGATGGTTTTTATGGCGGCTAACGTGCCTGAAAATTCTTGATTTTCTTTGGCATATTCCTGTGCGGTAGACCGGCTAATCCCTAAATAACAGGCCAATCCCGCTACACTTGGAACAACATCGCCCACGGTTTTGTATTCCCCCATTAAATAGGCTTTGGCCTTTTCGAGGCTCACGGTTAACTTGCTTGGACGTCCAATTTTCTTCTTACTGACCATCATTTACTCGCCAGATTGACTGGAAAAGGCGTAACGCCGTATTTTGATATATTTCTGTAGAGATTCAATCTACTTTCCATTTTCGACTATCATTTCTCTGTTCTTCAATTCGCCTTATCGCCGCTTTATCCTGGTTACACATCTCGAGAGCCAGTAGCAGTTGCTCATTGAGTATCAGGCTATCGCCCCAAGTCATGTGCTCCGATATCACCGGCAAGGAGCAATCATCCAGAAGCGTGTCTGGAATGGGCACTGGACGCACGGGGATATATTTTATCGGCGTGCGCACGCAACCGGTTAACAGCAGCAGTAGGCACAAGCAGATGAGCACACTGTTCAGGGGTAATCGTTTCCTGTATCTTAATCGTTTGAGGCTGCGATGCCTGTATGGCCTGTTGATGTGCATCCTGAGTGGCTCCCGCTATGGTGTTAAAAATATCAACGGTCTGCTCATAGTGGGTAAACTGTGCGCGGGCAGCGTCACGCTCGGCACTCAGTGACTGGTTCGCCAGTTTCAGACGGCTGTTCTCAGCATATTGAAACCGGACTACGATGGAGAGTACGGTGATTGTGATAAGTAATATCGCTGCGAAAAGGAATTTGAAGTACATAACGTTAATCCGGTAGACAAAGCTCACACTCTACCGCCCGACGATTAATCAGTCCTTTAGAGACTTTTAGAGACTTTGCCTTCATTATACTTCCAGATTTCATCGTAAGCACCGGGCATATCACCGGCACTTTTGACCTATCAGACATCTTAAATGGTAAAAGGTACCAACTAGGAAAGGAATAATCTCCAATCACCAAAGCCATCCGTGTTCATTTTATGCTAACTCGAACAAGGCTTTTTCAACTTGGCGACGTTTAATTAATCCTAGCAGAGGTATTTTTTTGTCATTTACTGTAGCTTTATTCCATTTTATAAATTCCGCAGCAGCTCCCGAATAATCGCCGAAATTAAGTTTTTTGAGTAACGTTGATGCTGCAAATGCTGTCGCGCCGATATTAAAGACCAGCGAACATAATGCGTCACACTGATTTTGGGTCAGAGGAACTTTTATCTGAGTGTTAAGCAGGGCCATAACTTGCGCTATGTCTTCACGCAGAAACGCCTCCGCTTGTTGCTGTGTGATAACGTCACCCGCTCTGATATTATGCGTATGACCATAACCGATGGTCCATCTCCCTGCACTGCATTGATACGCTTTCAGCCGAAGTCCTTCATAACGCTTTATAAGCACCAGCCCTTTTTCACTGATATGCATCAGAAACCCTTTATAACTTACCTGTCTTTTTCTTCAGCCAGCTACCGATGTGATCAACGCCCAGATAACCAATAACCACACTGGCTAACCAGGAATAATCTGCCGTCAATCCCAGAAACTGTAGCAGTTGATGTGCTACACCGCCAAGCATGGCACACATAAGAGCATCAAGAAGAGAGCGGTAAAAACCTTTTCGGTGATATCGGGCACGCAGCCAAGCCATCATAAAAGCCAGCGCTGCACACGCACCTTGATGACGGAGGATATCCAACAGTGATTTGCAGAATTCACTTATGATGAACATACAGAGTTTATTCTTGGTCCCGGGACTTAAGCTGAAACTCTTTACGCCTATAGTACCAGTTAACGATAAATGTTCCCAGCGTACAGACAATACCCACAATTAAGGCCCATTCATTTAGTGACAACGCCCCAAGTACAGTGGTAAACGCAGCCCAACTATAAGCCGAGCTGGTAGTGTATTTTTCCATGAAGTGGATTATTTAATACAATAATGCTAAATATTTAATTTGTTTGTGATCGGGTGCAACATTGCGTCACTTGGAAGCTATTAATCTCATTACCCTCACCACCACCACTTGATGTAGCTATCATTCTGACTTGCATACCTGTATAAAAAGCACTTTGTGCAAGCTGGCATATTTTCATATCTTTAGTACGATGATAGGCTTTGTTATAATCAACACCATATCCACTTACTGCAACATAACAGTTACCATCATATGTGTTTAAAACATCTTCAACACTACCTTCTAATAGATATTTAGATGGATTTCCTTGAGACCAAGATGTGTTTCTATTTAAAAAGCTAACTGAAATATCATAGGTATCTAATCCTAAGCCCCAATAATGAGTTATATCCTTTATTTCCACAGAAACATCTTGATCATGCTCCATTGCTTTTTTTAAAAAATCACAAACACCTTTATTTTCTGCTGGAGCCGGCGCTGAACCATTATTTATAGAAAAGTTGCATCTGTCCCCTTTATTATCTTTAAATTCAAAGCTAGTAATCTTTCCTTTTAAGTAGTAAGTGCTGTCAGCCAAAGTAGATGACGAACAAATAAGAAAAATTGAACCAACTAAAATACTTTTTGCTAATTGTAACTTTTTTATACACTTCAAATATTTTTTTATCATGATACAAATCCTATAAATAGTACATAAACAAACCAAGACTCACATAGTTAATGAGTCGTCTTGATCAAGACGTTATGTTTAGGAATTAATTAAATTTAACCGGTAGATGGTCTGAAGGATTAGGTATATTCCGCCCAATCTGATACCGGATATAATCCGTAAGCAATATTATGCTAGCCATACTTACTTCTCTAGCTATAGGACCTCCCCAAAAACCATAATCGAGTTCTTCTGAACGCCCTGTCCCTGGAGAGGGATGTGTTATTTGTCCTGAAGAAAGTAAATGAGTAAATGTATTAGCAGGCGATGTAGGAAAATTAATGGTGTTGTTAGGCCTATTAAAATCACCAGTCACTGCCCATGTTAGCGTAGGGTAATTATTAGCCATATAGTTTTGTATGATATTTACTACAGCAGATGCCTCATTGCGGATATTATTCGGTTCTGCATGTAAATTAAAAAATACGGCATCCTCGAGTTGTGCACCTATGACAGGTCGATTGATACTGTAACGTCTTCTATCAAAAGGTGTCATTAGAAATAGCCGCTCTGCTCTTTGTCTGGTAACAATCGCTGTATTTTGATCAGCAGAGGGAGCATTCTGGCCTAACACAAGCTCTTGGCGCAATCTTCTGTCATAATAGTAAATATAAAAAGTATGCCCATTAACTCGCCATACATACTCTAGCACACTTAAAGCTGGGCCGGGTATAGATTGATAATTGGAAGAAGAGTCAAAGTTCCCATCAGGCACATTGCCTATATAGCATTCGGGTAAATCTTGTAATGGGGGTTGTGTTTGATCATAAGGTATCGCATTCCCTAGAGACGGGCGAACTTCGTCAGGAAGGGCGCCGGCTTCTTGAATAGTTAAAACATCTAAGTTACCAGCGATCATAAAATCTAAAACTTCTTGCCAGTGAGCTGAGTGACTATTCCATGTGGCAAAATGGAAATGGTTTACATGACGATTCTGAGCGTTACATATTGGTATAACAAAACACGCAAGGACTATCCCAAAGACATATCTTGTTACTTTATTTTTATATAACGAAAATTTGATTATTTCAGGCATGCAGCACCCTTCCTTTTTCGTAATTAGTGAATATATTTAAAATCTTTGTTTAATTAAATGATGGTTTCACTTTGCAGTAAGCAAATAATTTAAATATGGATTTATATTTTTAGGTTTGAGTTTTTTAGATATTTTCCTACGAAGCAGGACATGAGGCTACGGTATAGTCGTTGAATTATTGAGTATTAACTTGATTACCCGTCAGTTGTCCACCTCGATTTATTTCATCAGGCTAAATCACCCACTCATAGCACATTAACAAACTTTTTGCGGACCGCACTAATACTTTTTTCACATTTTTGTGCGGCATAAATTTTAACCTCGGGGTCCATGTCTAATCGCACAGCCAGCAGCGATAAGCAACCGTCAATAAACCCTTCTGCAATCTGCAACTTTGCCCGTATCAGCCGCTCATCTACCCGACGTCGGCGAGCAATGGCACGCTTTGAATAGCCCTTGACGTAATACGCGATAATCAGGTTGAGCTCTTCCGGCTGGCGCACTTTTTGCAATTGCAACACGCAATTATCGATAATCCGGCCATCATCATAAGAGCACGAACGACGCAGGGAGGGGCGTAAGGGAAGTAGTCCCTTAAAACCGGCGGCTATCGGCGACCACTCTATCCCGGTGTTGTTATCACGGGCCCAGGTTCCCCATCGCTCTAACACTTGTTGAATATCTCTGCGCATCGTATTTTTCCCTCAGTGGTACTCTAATTGCTTTATTCGAAATATTTTGCGGGGTGAATGTGTCAGTTCACCGGTAGTAGAAACCCGCATGCGGATTACCCGCACCGCCGTCGCCCCAATGGAGAAGTATTTTCTCAATATCTCTGCTCATGTTATTTTCGCTCCGGTTGTGAACGGGGAAATTTTTTGCCGTTCGTAGGTGTAACGACCTGCAACAACTTGTAACGACCTAAACCCCTTAGGTTGTTACACCATAAGTTATTGATTTTAAAAAAATGTACCAACCGTACCAACCGTAACAACCTTTTTGTTATTAATAGCCTTAGGTAAGTATATGGCCTACAAAACATTACATAGAAGGTTATAGATATCTTATGTATATATATTTAATAGAAAAAAGGTTGTTACGGTTGGTACACTAACTTTAACCCATTGATATTAATAAAATAAATGGTGTAACAACCTAAGGGGTTTAGGTCGTTACAGGTCGTTGCAGGTTGTTACGCCTCTCCCAAACCCGACAAACTTTTCCATCAACACGACGCAGAACTTGTTTAAAGTTGCAATTTTGCAAAACATGGCCAATTCGCATTTGTTCCCGTCGCGATATATTTTTCGGTTCAAGGTTCAATGCTTCACGTAAAATATCTGCAGATCGTAAAAATTGCCGTGCCCGTGGTTTTTGTCCTGTCATTAAATCCGGTTCATCCAACCAATGTTCGATAATTTCCTGCCATGCATCTTTGATAAAATATTTTTCATGTACCTGATTAGCCAATTGCTCTGCTTCTTCAAATTGAATCCCCGTTTTGTTAAAAACTTCTCGTGCTTCTGCCCAAAGCTGAATGACATCCTTTTTGATGGCATCAACATTCACTTTCTCGACTTCAACTGGCAGCCAACGCCGATTACCGGTTTTATCACCTAAAAATTCATCTTCATTCGTAGTACCCATACTCAGTGAGCGTCTGGGAAATTGTGTGGCGAATTCTTTAAACTTAGGGATCCACTTTTCATGTGTCCGCGTCACAAAGGCTTTAATGGATTCCAGTTCTTTGGTATTAAGTCCGCGTAATTCGCTGATTTCTGCCACCAGACAGCCCCGCATTTTACGTGCCAGATCATCCTCTTTTTCAGCAAAAGAAATTTCAGTAAAAAAAGTTGGATCAGGGGATAACGCCTCTACACCAGAAGATTTTCCAGAGCCTTGAGCCCCCACCAAGATCGGCACCATATCCGCTTTGATACCTGGTTTTAACACACGTCCCGCAAGGGCTGTCCACATATAGCGCGATACCGCACGGGTATAAGCGGTATCCTCAGTGCCAAAATGGGTATGATAAAACTTTTCGATACGCGCTATGCCGTCCCATTTGAGGCTTTTTAGCCATTCCATGGCGGAATCAAACGGGTTTTCAACCGCTGCCAGTAAAACGACATCGCGAATTAACTCACGTCCAACGGCTTTAAACCCTCGCTTTTCCATTGTGATACGCAGTCGTGAATAATCGGCATCGGTAAAGGTTTGCCACTCTTTAGTGCCAACAGGCGCAAACATGATTTCATCACGAAAAGTATCAAACCGAATTTCTACACCGACAAAATCAGCGCACATGACGGCTTTAGCCGCATTGCCAATGGTGGCTTCAATTTGGCCTGAGGTTTTATTGCGTTTAAACGTAGGCCATTTTGAATTTTCAGTATTGGTCAGATCGTCGAACTCATCTACCGAAGCGACAGCGGTTTTCAATCGCTCCGCCCCGGGATTTACCCACCCTGCTTTTTGCGCTAAACTGAATATCGCTTGGTAGCCCGTTCTATCGGCACGTAGTTCAGGCCATTTGGCTTTTGCAGCATTAATATCACCTTTATCGGCTGCAGAAGACCAATCAAGCCACATCGTTTTAGCTTCATCTTCAAAGCGTGTGTCTTTAAACCAGGCGAGGCGATTACCCATATCCACCCATGAAGGGTAGTTCTCAGCCTGGTTTAATATTTTCGGATACCATAGTGCGGAACGTAAATCTTCAAACGTCTGCGCATCGATATTTTGCAAATCGACTAAACGGGTTAGATTGTCATTATAGGGCTTAGGCACATCGGTATGCTCAATAACAGGCGTATTATCCGAGGCTAATAACGTATCCACATCAACCACGGCACCTTCAAAACTTTCGTATTTAGCCCCCTCATGAGGTGCAAAAACCATATGCGAAGGCTCATAGACTGAGCTGTCCCACTTAATCGTCAAATCACTGAGCAATTCGAAACAATCCATCAACTCCTGTTCAATGCGTGGCCCTAGCGCTTTGTACTCGGAGGCAGTCACCTCACGGGACAACAGAAAACCAATACGCCAGCGCTGTTCACCCTGAGCAATAGGATGTTCATAGCTCGCTGTGGTATAGGCAAAACATTGATAAAAACGGAGAATGCCTGTCAGCGTGTCCCAGGCCGCTAACGTACAACCATCCATGTCGAGCCATAACACGCTGCGTTTACCCGCATTAAGGGCATTACGCCCTTTTTTGGCATTTTTCATTGCACCCCAGATATAATTAAGGGCTTTTTTCTTTTTGTCGAAAATGGCTTTTGGATCGGAGGGGCTAATATTAATATGTTTGGTTAATTTTTTTATCGCCTGCTGATACTCGGCAAAAGAGCCAGCAACAGCAGGCCTCGGGAGCTGATCACTCACACTACGCCCGACGGAATAGCTTATTTGCATGGTTATTTAGCCTTTAACTTATTTAGCCTTGATGTAGTAGAAGAATTAGTTGTTAGCTCTAAATACAATTTTTCTAAAGCAACCATGGTAGATATACGCGGATCCTTATTCTTTCCTGTCAGTATTCGGCTTATTGAAGGCTGTTTAATACCCGTATTAGCTTCTATTTCTGATTGAGTTAATCCCTGTGCTAACAATGCTTGGACGATTTCTATAGGTGATTTCTTATACACGGTCTTTCTCCAATTTTCATTTCATTTAAGTGTTTAAAAATACCAATTCGCATAAATATTTGCAATGCGAAATGTTTATCTAAATTTAATTACAATATGCGTAAAAGTATATTTTGAATATTATATATTATTAAAAAGGATTAAAATAATGGGAATCGTGACGGCCAAACTAAATAAAAATATCAAAAAATTAATGGATGAAAAAGGAGTGAAAAGCGTTGCTGAGCTATCACGCCGAATTGGGATGCCACAACCGACACTACATAGAATGTTAAGTGGGGAAGTAAAAAGTCCACGATTAGAAATCGTCCAAAAAATTGCTAATTTTTTTAGGGTGGAAGCTAATGAATTGCTATATAAAGATTTAAGAACATCAAATATTTCTACAGAAAATGAAACAAAATCATACGAAAGAACCGAAGTCAATACTATTCCATTCAACTTCGGTAAAGTACCCGTGCTGGGAACAATACAATTGGGGGGAGGTGGATATTGGAATTTTAAAGAATCATCAGGCGGACATGACTATGGTTATATTATTTGGCCGACCGAAGATCGAGATGCTTTTGCCCTTCGTTGTCAAGGTGAATCAATGATGCCGCGGATTCAACATGGAGAATTCGTGGTTATGGAGCCCAACTATAAATATAAACCTGGTGATGAGGTTCTAGTTCAAGACGATCACGGCCAGGTTATGGTAAAAACATTTCTGTATCAAAGAGATGATGTTGTTCATCTGCTTTCCATTAACTCAAACCATCTGCCAATACGTCTCGCAGCGTCAACTATTGAAAAAATTATCTATGTAGCGGGTATTGCTAAAGATTCGCTTTACTATAGAGAATAAGTAATCCCTTTTTTAAAACCGCCACCTTATTTAACATTTAGCGAAATAAATACGAAAAATAATTGACTAACTGCATTTTTCGCATAATACTATTATGCGATTGTGAATAACTGATTTGAATAAACACCTTGCTCTTTAACAATTTAGAAAGTCGGAACCGCACAGATTTTTCTGTTTAGACCCCTGCGCATAAAATGCGATGTACCGCCAAACGCGATCCGGTTGGCGAGAAGATTAGCCCCATTTGGTAAAAATGGTCGTGAAAGGGCAACACTGGCAGAGAAAGAAATGTAAACGCAAACAACACTAAAACGGATTTTCTTACAAAATTTGTAAGAAAACACCAAGAAACCACTGCCGCTTGAAGTGGCTAAATAACCAAACATACCCTATTTAACCCATTCCATCGGAAAAACACCCATGCAAAAAGCAAAAATCCTGTCATCGGAGCGATTTCCGATGAATAACCACGTCCGACGCTTACGTTATTTACAAAAATTAGAGGCGTTAAAACGCAATGCAAATCGCCAATTTACTATCAATGTATATTGTTGAGGTCGACGCATTATGCTTACCGAAAATACCCCCCTGCTGGCAAGACTGGCAGAAAACCATACGCAAATGCTAATGGCGTATAATCAACTGGCCGAAGCCCATAAAATGTTAATTAGCCAGCTGGTCGGACAATTTGAAAATGACCCGAATGAACCGACAGGGGCAAATAAACCGAAACCCTTCACCCCGGACGTTAAGCCACAACCCGTTGCACCATCGGTTATCGTTGAGCCTGAGCCTATTGTGGAAGTACACACGAAAACCGAAGACAAGCCAGCAACTGTTGTAGCAGAGAAAAAAGCTAAAGTCGCTACAACAGAAACGAAATCTAAACCTATTGAATCTGTTGTTGAAGCGCCTAAACCTGAGCCTGCACCTAAGCCCGAACCTGTTGATATTGAATCGCTTGATTTGCGTCACTTAGTCGCCCTGTCGGTTTTGTTTGGGGATAAAGCGGTTAAACCTGACAATACGCAAGTCGCTAAAGCCAAAGCGACTTTTGCGTCAGAAAAAGCAGATAGCGTTACCGGACAAATTGATGCGCTTTATTGTGCCTTAAACGGGGTAGCTCAGGTACAAACACTTTCCAAAATCGAAACCTTCGATTTATGCCTAAAAATGCTAACCAACTGGAATAATCTCTTTGGCATTACCGATCGTCGCGAATTTGCCTTGTCATTGCTGGATGAATTGCCTACGCCGACGGAAGTCAAACCGATTGATTTTAATGCGCTTCGCAGTGAGGCTTCAGCACGTATTACTCAATTGGTCAAAGGGGGATATCTCAATAAAGTGTTGGATATACTCGCATCCTTCAACGCTAAAAAACTAGGTGATGTTACCGATGATAATTTAGTTCAGTTTATTGAAAAACTGGAAAGCGTTTTAGCCGATGATAAATCAGAGGGTAGCGATGGCTGAACATGCAAAACTTTCTCCCTCCTCAGCGCATAGATGGCTTAAATGCCCTGGCAGTGTCGCATTAGAAGCCACCTTGCCCGATAAAACATCGCCGTTTACTGAAGAAGGCAGCGCGGCACACGCCTTAGCGGAAAGTATCTTAAAAATGCGCCAAAATCCGTTTAGCGAAGGGCGTAGACGAACATACGGTTTTGATGCAAAAGAGTATATTGGCACGTATCCGCTGTTAAAAGCCAACTCACCCCAAGTGGATGAAGAGATGATTGAACACGTCCAGACCTATATCGATACTGTCTGGCAACTGGCGGATGAGAAAATCTTACAGGTTGAAGGACGGGTGGACTTTTCAGCTGTCATTGGGGTGGAGAATTCATTTGGTACCGCGGATGCGATTATTGTCAGCGATGATGAGCTACAAATCCATGACCTGAAATATGGTAAAGGCGTTAAAGTGAATGCCCAGAACAATGAGCAGCTTATGCTCTATGCGCTGGGGGCTTTACATCAGTTTGACCTTGTTTATGATTTTAAAACGGTTCGTCTTTTTATTCATCAGCCCAGACTTAACCATCTGTCTGAGTGGGCACTGTCAGTTGACGAATTAAAAGACTTTGGCGAACAGGCTAAATCAGTCGCGCAAAAAGCCATGAAGATGGCAACCCTTGCCCAGCGCAGTGGTCTCGATGCGCTACCAGATAATGCCTTTTCACCGGGCATCAAGCAATGCCAGTTCTGCAAAGCAAAAGGCGGATTGTGTTTTGCGCAGGCGCAGTTTGTCCATAATGAAGTCATAGGCGATTTTGTCGATTTAACCCAACCTTTAGCGCCCCAAATAAATGATGCGCCAAAACGCATTACGCTTCTGACACCTGAGCAAATGGCAAAACTTTACCCGCATGTCGATTTGATAGAGAGTTTTTGTAAATCCCTGCGAAATCGGGTCACCGAGGCATTACATACTGGGCAATCGGTACCTGGCTTTAAACTGGTTACTGGTAAACAGGGTAATCGTACCTGGTGTGATGAACGTGAAGCCGAAGCGCTGTTAAAAAGCGCCAAACTTAAACAGGAGCAAATCTACCACAAGAAAATTATCAGCCCACCCCAGGCTGAGAAACTGCTTAAGAAAGACAAGCCTGGTCGCTGGGCAAAACTGGAAGCACTTATTGAGCGAGGAGACGGTAAACCGGTCATCGCACCGGAATCGGACCCTCGCCCTGCCATTGTCATTTACCCCTTAAACGACTTCGACGATGTGACCGAAGCGTCACGCACTGATAACGCCATTTAATTAAAAGGTAACTTTATGAAAATCAAATTGAATAACGTACGTCTGGCCTTTCCTGATTTATTTGAACCTTCTCAGTTTAGTGGTCAGAGCGAATTCAAATACCGCGCCACTTTTCTTATTGCCAAAAATCGTACTGACCTGATTGAAGAAATCAAAGCCGGTATCAAACACGTGATTGGGGAAAAATGGGGTACCAAGGATATCGAAAAAATCTATAACAGCATTTGCAATAATCCTAACCGTTTTTGCTTACGCGATGGGGACAATAAGGAATACGACGGCTATGCCGGAAACCGGTATATCAGCGCCAGTAACAAATCCCGCCCATTAGTCATTGACCGTAATACCTCCCCGTTAACCGCACAGGACGGTCGACCCTATTCTGGCTGCTACGTTAACGCTACCGTTGAATTTTATGCGTACGAAAATAATGGTAAAGGGATTTCCGCGTCATTAAGAGGCGTTCAGTTTTTCCGTGATGGTGATGCCTTTAGCGGTGGAAGCGTGGCCTCCGTTGACGAATTTGACGACCTGAGCATGGCTGAGGAAGAGGCGTTATTGGCAAGCTAACACCAGGAACCACTGCCGCCTTAAGTGGTTAAATAATCAGGCAATGTCAATAAACTGAGGAGGGTTAAACATGAAATTAGATAATATGACTGAAGTCCTTACGCTCACTCATCCGAGTAACAACAACCGTTATTTACTTAACTTGGCTCAACCCGTTTTCGCCGATGAGGAAACCAAAACGTTAATCAATATAATTCAACTACTGACAGAAGAAAACCAGCACCTGAGAAAAGAGAACAGGCGATTGGCAAAAAGCCATCGCTAAGTTGGCGGGCTATGCAGGACTCGAACCTGCGACCGATGGATTAAGAGTCCACTGCTCTATAATTAAACTGATAGCCCAATGGTAATTATAGCACAGGTATTAAAAACGCTTTTACCACTAGAGAGAGAATACCTAAGATACCCGCGCCTAACATCCAGCGTATTAACTTTTGCTCAGACCGAATACCTGACATCTCAAGTTGTAAGTCTTTACGGGTTATTTCCATATCTTTACGGACATTGGTTATTTCAGCCGATAAGTCTTTGCGGACATCAGCAATCTCAGCCGATAAGTCTTTGCGGACATCAGCAATCTCGGCCGATAAGTCTTTGCGGACATCAGCAATCTCAGCCGATAAGTCTTTGCGGACATCAGCAATGTTGCGATTTACCTCAACAATATCAGCTTTAGTCGCGACACCTGCGACCTCATGCGATCTACGTACGACAAGTGAAATGGCTCTAGCCTGTTCTCTAGAAATACCCGCATTTTCTAGTTCTTCTGATGCTTGTAATGCATCAAATGCAACCTGACCCATAATGTTATCCTCCTTTTGGGTCAGTATAACCTAACAATAACCATTGACGAAAGAAAAAATCATGCGCTATAGTTAGTTTAGGTGCTAGAAACACATTACGAACGGCAACCGCGCCCGTTAGTTCAGCGGTTTTTTTGTGTCCATATTTTAGATATGGCCGAGTGTGGGTGAATAAAATACCAGTAAGGGGAATAAGCCCGCTTGCCTTCGTACAAGTTTCTAGCACTTGGCCGCCTGAGCCGTTCAGGCTTTCCTCTAGAAAAGGATACGAAAAATGAACACCATCATTCTTGATAACCTTAAAGTTCTAACTCACGATAGTATACCTGTTATAACTACTGAACTCCTTGCTAATTTGTATGGTACCGAAGTAATTAGGATTCAGCAAAATTATAACCGTAACAATAATAGATTTATTGAAGGTAAACATTTCTTCAAAATTACAGGTGAATGCTTAAATACTTTGCGACTATCTTTTAGCGAGTCACAAATATCTGCCAAAACTCGTAGTCTCATACTTTGGACAGAACGAGGAGCCGCTCGTCACGCAAAAATGATTGAAACAGATAAAGCATGGGATGTATTCGAACAACTAGAAGATTGTTACTTTAATTCAGAAAAAGTTAACAATCCTCAACCCAAAACGAAAGCCGTAGAGCGTTTTAGCCATTCAGACACCCGTAACCTGACGCATTTAGTCTGGTGTATGACAAATGGCTTTCGGTTTGAGCGGTCATGGAGTAATGCGGTGTGGCTGGCTTTGCGCGAAGTGACCGGTACGCCATCACAAGAGCGTTTTCAGGTAGGGCATATCCCGTTAATGGCTGACGAATGTCGCCGCATTTACTATATCACTGAGTCGTTACGCCAAATCATCAATGACGCTGAAAAGCAGACGATCAAACGACTTTTACGCAAGCGCGAGAATATCGATACCGTATTAGCGGAGATAAAACAGCTTTTCGAACACTTCCACCATCAACAAATCGGGATAATTACTGCTCGTACGGATCAGTGGTACGAAGGTGAACTGACCCACTTCTTGGAACGTCACTAATTAATCTTAACGCCCCTTTTGTAGGGGCAAGCTTTTATCAATTTAAGTATTGAGAGATTTCTACATGCAAAATTTAATGAACGCACGGAATATCACCCTATCCGGCAGTGAAACGATCGACTCACAACAATTACTGCTCATGGTCAACGAAACACGAAAAGAACATGGCGAACCACCAATTAGAAATAACGTTTTTATCGATCGTATTAAAGATGAACTCGAAAGCGAGTACTACAAAATTTTTGTAGTGCAAAAAATGAACAACACAGAATAAGAAGTATGGAAATCAATTGCAGGGTTCGAAGAGCGATACGAGGTCAGTCATAAAGGACAAGTACGTAGTATATCACGAACGGTTCCTTTGGTCTCAAACGCTGGCAGGAAGTATTATCGAAATATACCAGGAAAAATTCTGTCTCCATGAAATTGTCGCGGATACCTTAATTGTCAATGTGTTTCCATACGGAACTATTGCGATACATCGACTGGTTGCCTTCGCTTTTGTTAAGGGATACCGACCTGGATTTGAAGTAAATCATATCGATGGCATTAAGGTTAACAACAATGCTCACAATCTTGAATGGGTATCGCATAGTCAAAATCAAAACCAAAACCATGCTGTTTCTATAGGCTTAAAAAGCCAGGCAATCAAAGTTAAAAATCCCTATACCGGACAGATATTTCCTTCAATTAGGCAGGCGGCTAGAACCTGCCGCGTAGCACATAGGACCGCATCTAAATGGAAAATAAAATTCTCTGGATCGACCTCGAAACTTACAGCGTTGTTCCCATAAGGAATGGAACCCATGCATATGCAGAAGGTGCAGAGATTATGCTTTTGGCATGGGCAATAGATAATAGCCCTGTAAAGGTATGGGACATAACCACGGGTCTCTCCATGCCAGAAAAACTCCACATGGCTTTAGCAGATCCCAAGATCGAAATATGGGCACATAATTCGCATTTTGACCGCACAATTCTCAACCATTGCGGAGTAAAAACAGATATCCATCGTTGGCGTGATACGATGATTCAGGCATTAGCACATGGTTTACCCGGTGCATTAGGGACATTGTGTGAAGTATTTGATATTTCCTTAGATAAAAAAAAGAATAAAGAAGGTAAGGCTCTAATACAGCTGCTAACTAAGCCCAGACCTAAAAATGTAACGTTACATCGCGCCACAAGCAAAACTCACGCGGAAGAATGGAAACGTTTTGTCGCTTACGCCGCACTTGATATTGAAGCCATGCGAGAAGTATATAGACGACTGCCTGATTGGAACTATCCGAAAAAGGAGTTAACACTCTGGCATTTAGACCAACAGATTAATGACCGTGGTGTTTGTATGGACGTTGAACTGGCGAAAAGCGCCTTGACCGCCGTTGAAAATGAGCAGAAACGGTTATCAACCATAACCCAGCAATTAACGGATAACGCCGTACAGGCCGCGACCCAACGCGATGCCCTGTTACAGCATATCGCCTCGGCATTTGGCATCACATTACCGGATATGCAATTCAGCACGCTACAGCGACGCATTAATGACCCTGATATTCCACTGGCTTTACGCGAACTGCTGTCAGTCCGTCTGCAATCGTGCACAACCAGCACCAGTAAATACAAATCGCTGTTAAAATCGGTGAGCGCAGATGGACGACTACGTGGCATGCTACAATTCTGTGGAGCCTCACGCACCGGGCGCTGGGCGGGGCGTATTTTTCAACCCCAGAACCTCCCACGACCCACGCTTGACCAAAAAACTATTGATACCGGTATTGAAGCATTAAAAGCCGGTTGCGCCGAGCTGATTTGTGATGACATTATGCAACTGACCAGTTCTGCGCTTAGAGGATGTATTATTGCACCACCGGGTAAAAAACTGGTTATCTCTGACCTGTCAAACATTGAAGGCCGCATGCTGGCATGGCTGGCAGGGGAAAACTGGAAAGTCAACGCTTTTAGCGCATTTGATAACGGCAAAGGTGATGACCTGTATAAACTCGCCTACGCAAAACCTTATAATATGGAGCCAGACCTGGTATATAAAGAACAAAGGCAAATCGGTAAAGTAATGGAGCTAGCGTGTCTACATGGCGATACTTTGGTTTTAACAAATCGTGGATATGTAAAAATAATAAACATCGAAAATAACGACTTACTTTGGGATGGTGCTGAATGGGTGAAACACAACGGATTGATATTCAAGGGATTCAAGAAGGTGATATCCATAGCAGGGGTTCAGATGACACCGAACCATCAAGTGCTAACGCCTCATGGATGGAAGCAGGCAAGCCATATAGCTTCAAACAAAAATACGCTAGCCCGAAGCCTGGAACTCGCTTCGGAGAGCTTACCGTGCTCATTGAAGGCGAAAAAATCAGAGGAGAGCGAAGGGTCAACGTGCAATGCTCATGTGGAGCGCAACAACACAGCGTCACTCTATCAAACCTGCTTAAAGGTAAAAGTACTCGATGTGATACATGCGCTAAAAAAGCAACAAAAGCCTATCGTAGGCGGTATTTTTGCTACGCTGACGCACTTGGTGATGACGAAATTAGGACACGTTTGCTTAATCGTCTCTCTGCCGCCATGTCACGTTGCAACAATCCCAAGAATAAACTATACAGAAACTACGGAGGGCGCGGTATACAAGTTTGCCCTGAATGGGAACAGGATAAAAGAAGTTTTCTCAACCACGCGAAAACTCTGGACGGATTTGACGATGCCAATCTTGAAATGGATCGCATCGATAACGATAAAGGGTACGAGCGCGGAAACATCAGATTCATATCAAAAGCCGACAATAACAGAAATAGACGGAAAATATCAGAAATGCAGCAACGAATCGATGGGTTGGAGCAACGTTTACGACATTGTAAATGCGGGGCCGCGAAACAGATTCACGATTAAAACCAACGCAGGGCATCTAATCGTTCACAACTGCGGCTATGGCGGTGGGGTTGCGGCATTTCTGACATTCGCCCTCGCCTACGGTCTGGATTTAGATGAACTGGCGGAAGCCGCATTACCTAATATACCGCCTGGCGTTAAGCGAGAGGCGATGCGCTGGTATCAACAATCCGTCGAAACAGATAAAACTTATGGCCTTAGCGAAAAAATCTTTGTTACCTGCGATTCCCTTAAGCGTATGTGGCGCAATGCCCATCCACAAACCGTATCATTCTGGTACGACATTGAAGAGGCAGTAAAAAACGCCATTCAGGTGCCTAATATACCTTTTAAGTGCCGTAAACTTACCGTTCGGCGCGATAAAGCTTGGCTCAGGATTTTTTTACCTTCAGGTCGTAGTATTTGCTACCCTTCTGCGCGAATAGAAAATGGACAAATCACCTATATGGGTATTAATCCCTACAGCCGAAAATGGGAACGGTTAAAAACTTACGGGGGGAAATTATGTCTCGCCAAAGGAACACTTGTGTTGACTATAACGGGTTGGATGCCTATAGAAATCGTTTCACAAGATGCTTATGTATGGGATGGTATCGAATGGGTACGCACAGATGGCAGTGTTTTTAATGGTAATCAAGAAGTTATTCAGGCTTACGGAGTTTGGATGACCGCTGATCACCAAGTATTGACGGAAAAGGGTTGGAAAAGTGCATCACAGAGCAAAAGATATAACAGGTCTTCGTGTCGGTTACCTGACGGCTATGAACTATCACGGTTCAGACGGAAAGAAATCAGTCTGGAAAGCACGTTGCACCTGTGGACACGAAATACTCATAGCAGCAACATAATTACAAAAACAAAGAAAAAAAGGTATAACTGCCTCCTGCGGATGCCGAAAGGCACAAACAATATCATGCAAGAACCAAAAGCACGGAATGTCAAAACACCCCGCTTTTGCCGTATGGAGCCGCATGTTAGCCAGATGTACTCGCCCTTCCGACAAAGCATGGCCAAATTATGGTGGTCGGGGAATAACGGTTTGCAAACGTTGGCAAAAAAGTTTCAGCAATTTTTGGGTAGACATGGGCAAAACATACCAACCCGGCTTATCTTTAGATCGCATCAACAACAATGCAGGTTACCACCCCAAAAACTGCCACTGGGCTACGTCGCGTCAACAAGCTCAAAATACTCGACGAGCTCGATACGTGCAAACTCGCCTCGGCACAATGAATATACAGGAATTGGCTCGCCTAACAGGGATTGCTTCAAGCACGCTTTACTATCGCCTGGTAAAAAGGGTAAGTCCAGTACAACTAGTGGAACACCCCAACATATCGCGGAAGTTTACGACCTGATCAATTGCGGGCCTCGCAACCGTTTTGTAATAGCAACACCCGATGGGCCCTTAATTGTTCATAATTGCGAAAATATCTGTCAGGCAGCGGCACGCGATGTCCTAGCGTATAACATGCCGCCTATTGAAAAGGCCGGGTTTGAGATTGTCCTAACCGTCCATGATGAAATTATCAGCGAAGCGCCCGATACCCCACAATTCTCAGCCGAGGGGTTAAGTACACTGTTAAGTCTTAATCCGGATTGGGCTTTTGATTTACCGCTTAGTGCAGCTGGGTTTGAGACTTACCGCTATCGCAAGGAATAAACGAGACACAGCATAAAATAAACATCATGGCCTTTATAAAAAACGGCAGCCCACTTTATTTTAAGGCGGCACAGGATGCGGTACACCTTGAGCAGTCAGAGCAATACCGTGAAGCCGCGCGAGCATGGTCGCAGGCAATCCGACTGGCGCGCAATCGCAATAATCCTAATGCAAATAAAACGGGAAGACATAAAAAGGAAGTATCCATGCGGTTAATTAGGGAAGAGAGTATCGAAAAACATTTGGTGCGTGAAGTGCAAAAAATCGGTGGCATTGCCTATAAATTTGTTTCACCTGGACGACGAGGCGTGCCTGACCGATTAGTCGCCCTGCCCAATGGCAAGATTATTTTTGTGGAGTGCAAAGCACCGGGCGAAAAACCTACCCCCTTCCAATTACGCGAACACGCACGGCTTTTTGCCCTGGGCCATCAGGTCATCGTACTGGACGGTCAGGATTTAAGCAGTATCTTACAGCCTTGTGAGTTATAGGGGGATTTTTAAACCAGTTTTATAACTAAGGTTACAATCGTTGCCGCTGCACCAACAATAGCTAACATGACACCGCTTAGTTTTATCAGAAGACTATTGGTTAACGCTTCAACATCTTTGCGAACTAGTGTTATTTCAGCAGATAAGTCTTTACGTACATCTTCTAAATCTCTCTTGGTCGCTACATCAACCGCTTCATGTGACTTACGTACAGCAATAGAAATTGCTTTTGCCTGCTCTTTTGGCAAGCCTGCATTCTCTAATGTTTCAACAAATTCTTGTGTATCAAATGCAACCTGACCCATAAACAAATCCTCCCGTGTTTAGTTAAGTATAACGGGGTTTAGGGTTCAATCTGCAAAATCTTTCACATTAATACCTTGATTCGTTTAATTACGGAGAAATATTTTTATGTCTAAATTATTAGTTGTTATCGAAAATACCCTTTTACACCAAGACGCTTTCGGGCGGTATTGCCTGAATGATTTACATCGTGCTGCCGTTGCACAAGGTAAAGCAACAGAATCGCAACGGCCATCAAACTTTCTTAAATCAGAAGGGATTTCCAAAATAATAAAAGTGTTGGGTAAAAATTCCGTGCATACAATGCATGGTGGTATTGAATCAGGAATTTGGGCTGTAGAAACATTAGCTATCCGTTACGCTACGTGGCTTAAAAAAGAAACAATTATAGAAAAAAATAGAGCAACAACCGCCTGTAATTATAACGTAATAACTAATCAACCAGAATTTACCGATAAGATCAACGCGGTACTGATATTACTCAATTTCGCTAAAACAGAACTTAACCTCAAGCCTTCTGAAATAGTTAATGCGACAAATAAACTGGGTGAGTGCATAGGTATAGAGGATATTTTATGAACAGCCAATTTCTTGGATTACTGAGCGTCATGATGAACGGGATTGCTGCAGCATAATAAAACATTGACATTTTAAATACCCATTGGCGAAAGAAGAAATCATGCGCTATAGTTTATTTGCATCTGCAAAATCAGATGCCGGGATTGACCTCTCTCCAGATACAACCGCGACATGTACACGCCGCGAGCGTGTTTTTTAATGTCGTAATCTAGCCACAATTCAATGGTGGGCCGGATGAGGGAGCAGAAATGCTCGCCGATTGGTTGTATTCGGTAAGGTCAACCTCGTTCAGTTCACCACCCAAAATTGACCTCAAAGGTGGTGATAAGCATAAATACAACCACTATTGGAGGTCGTATGACCAAATTGATAGTTAATCCTTTTACATTCGAAAATCATCAAATCCGTATAATAATAAAAAATAATGAGCCGTGGTTTGTTGCTCAAGATATATGCAATGTACTAAAAATAGTTAACAGCCGAGACGCTTTAAGTAAGTTAGATAACGATGAAAAGGATGTAGGTTTAACCGACACCCTCGGCGGCCAGCAAAGTATGAACATAATATCAGAATCAGGTATGTATACTTTAGTACTACGTTGCCGTGATGCTGTTAAACAAGGAACGCTCCCTCATCGTTTTCGCAAATGGGTAACAAATGAAGTTCTCCCATCTATCCGCAAAACTAGCAAATATGATCACCCTCAACCCCAAACCCAACCAAAAGCCGTAGAACGTTTTACCCATTCAGACACACGTAACCTGACACATTTAGTCTGGTGCATGACAAATGGTTTTCGATTTGAGCGTTCGTGGAGTAATGCGGTGTGGCTGGCGCTACGTGAAGTGACGGGCACACCATCACAAGAGCGTTTTCAGGTAGCGCATATACCGTTAATGGCTGACGAATGTCGCCGTATTTACTACATCACCGAGTCACTGCGCCAGATTATCAATGACGCTGAAAAGCAGACAATTAAGCGAATTTTACGCAAGCGTGAGAATGTCGATACCGTATTAACGGAGATCAAACAGCTTTTTGAGCATTTCCACCATCAACAACTCGGGATAATCACCGGGCGCACCGATCAGTGGTACGAAGGTGAACTAACCCACTTCTTAGAACGTCACTAATTAATCTTAACGCCCCTTTTTAAAGGGGCAATCTTTTATCAATTTAATTATTGAGGAATACCTTTATGTCAATTTTAATCACTATCGAAACAAAAAACATCAATGACTCATTAATCCAAACGGTTAATGCTCGTGATTTATATACGTTCCTTGAAGTCGGGAAAGAATTTGCTAATTGGATTTTTGCAACCTCAATCATTACTACCGACGGCAAAAGAACCGGCACTCATGGTTGTTTGTGCCGAGGAGGAGAAAGAAAAGCTATTACTGGAAAATAAAAGTCTCTCAACCGAAAACGATTGTCTTAAAAATCTCTTTAAAGAAGGTATGACGCCTAACCAATTTAGCAAAATGCTTAACGGGGTAAACAGTCAGCAGATAAATCATTATCTTGCAGCGAAAAACTGGCTCTACAACGAAAGTAAATCCGGCAACAATTTACGCTGGCGTGTTGCCGCTACCGCTCGGGATAAATATTTAACCGAAAAACAAAACGAAATAAGCCCTCATGGTGCGAATAGTTTCATTAGTTATCGCCCTGTTTTGCTGAGAAAAGGTGCCCAGCGACTTTATGACCAGTATTTGGCTAACAAACTCCCCATGAAAAAGAACTGGAACGGATTACATACCCATGACAAAATTATCCAGATTGTCGCCTGAACAAAAGAGAATCGCAAAACCCTTCACCCCTAGCCCTTACCAAAATCTCATTATCAATCACCTGCTGGATATCAAACGCTCAAATGTCTGGGCGGGAATGGGGATGGGAAAAACAGCAGCAACCCTGACGGCATTGGAAAATCTCTATCTAGCAGGCAGTGAAAGCAAACCCACATTGGTGTTAGCTCCTTTACGGGTAGCCCAATCCACCTGGCCGGATGAAGCGCTTAAATGGAACCATCTACGCAATATTGAAGTGCAGCCTATCATTGGCACTGCCAAAGCACGGATGGCTGCCCTCAAAAATACCCATGCCAGCGTATTTACTGTTAATTATGACAATCTCGTCTGGCTGGTTGATGTCCTTGGGGACAGTTGGCCTTTTGGCACAATTATTGCCGATGAGAGCACACGCTTAAAATCATTTCGGTTACGCAAAGGCGGTAAACGCACCGCAGCACTTGCCAAAATCGCGCATAAATCTGTTCATCGCTGGGTAAACCTGACGGGCACGCCTTCACCCAATGGCCTGATGGACTTATGGGGGCAAGCGTGGTTTGTTGACCAGGGCGAACGCTTAGGCAGAATCCATAACGCATTTACGTCTCGCTGGTTTAACCGTATCCAGTTCCCAGGGCAACAGTGGAGCAGGTTTGAGCCTTTACCCTTTGCACATCTTCAAATTCAGTCAGCTCTGAGTGATGTTACTTTATCCCTTAATGCCGCCGACTGGTTTGATATTGACGAACCGGTACACAACGTTATCAACATTGAACTACCCACTAAAGCGCGAGAACACTATCAAGCAATGGAAAAAGAACTGTTTCTTGAATTGGGCGAGAGTGCGATTGAAGCGTTAAACGCGGCGGCCAAAACAATAAAAATTTTGCAAATTGCCAGTGGCGCTATTTATAGCGATGACAATCGCAATTGGACAGAGATACACGATGCCAAAATCCAGGTACTGGAAAGTATTGTCAATGAAGCAGGAGGGATGCCCGTACTGGTTGCCTACCACTGGAAACATGACCTTGAACGACTGTTAAAAGCGTTTCCAAAAGGAAAAATGTTAGACGCCAACCCTCAAACCCTCACAAACTGGAATAGTGGCAAAATCCCCTTGCTCTTTGCTCACCCCGCAAGCTGTGGACACGGCTTAAATTTACAGGACGGCGGTAATATTCTGGTCTTTTTTTCCCATTGGTGGGATTTAGAGCAGTACCAGCAAATTATCGAACGTATAGGCCCGACTCGTCAGGCACAAGCCGGACATAACCGCCCTGTCTTTATTCACCATATCGTTGCTAAAGATACCCTCGATGAAGTGGTCATGGAACGACGCAATTCAAAACGGGAAATACAGGATTTATTACTGGAAGCGATGAAAAGGAAATAAAAAAAAACCAGTACAAGGCAGACCAACACCAGGGAAAACACATTGTAAATAGCAACCACACAACGGTAACAATGCTCAAACTATCAAACCATACAGAAAATAATCTCTAGTACTCTCTTTTCCACTAAATCCTATCCCTGGGACGAATTAACTATTCGTGCTTAGGCCATCTGTTTTTGGGGCAATCAAGCACCTGAGAATGGTGTCAGTTTTTGAATGAGGAATGTAATGAACAAAACGACGTTAACGCGGCAAGAGGCAGCGAAAATAATAGGAATAAGTGAAGACACCCTGAGTAATTGGTGCAAGCTTGGGATCATTAGTTATCAACGCAAAAATCCGTACAAAAAGAAATCACCTTATTTATTTACAAAAGAAGCTTGTATTGAGGCCGTTAAAAATTCGATCAATACTCTCGCCGAGAGCGAGATTGATGTCATCAGGAGTAAAAAATGTCAATCTTCAAACGTGGTAAAATTTGGTACGGCAGTTACACAACACCGTGCGGAAAAAGAATTAAGGAATCACTTGGCACAGAGGACAAAAAACAAGCTCAGGAGTTACACGACAAACGAAAAGCTGAATTATGGAGAATAGCAAAGTTAGATGATTTTCCTAATGTCACATTTGACGAAGCCTGCTTGAGATGGATTGAAGAGAAGGCTAACAAAAAATCTTTAGACGATGACAAGGGTAGACTTGGTTTTTGGCTACTGTATTTCAGCGGTACCCGATTAAAAGATATTACAGAAGCAAAAATATATAGTGCTATTAGCAAAATGAAAAATAGGCAGGAACAATTAAGATGGAAAAGTAGAGTTAATTCAGCAAAAAGAAAAGGAATAGAAATACCCGCTTATCAAGCGAAAGAAGTTTCTATAGCAACAAAAGCTAAGCATTTGGCACTACTTAAATCAATGATGAGATCTGCTGAAAGAGATTGGAAATGGATAGACAAATCACCGGTTATTAAGGTTCCATCGGCTAGAGAAAAACGTATTAGATGGTTAGAACCGGATGAAGCAGAAAGATTAATCAATGAATGTCCTGAACCCCTTAGATCGACGGTTGAATTTGCGCTGGCAACCGGATTACGTCGTTCAAATATCATTAATTTAGCGTGGTCACAAATTGATATGCAAAGAAAAGTGGCCTGGATAGAGCCAGAAAACAGCAAATCGGGAAAAGCTATAGGTGTAGTTCTAAACGATACGGCTTGCTGTATTCTGACGCGACAATTGGGTAATCATCAAAAATGGGTATTCGTACATACAATGTCAGCAAAGCGATCTGATGGCTCACAAACAAATCCGATTAGAAAAATGCGGGTCGATTCTAATACGGCATGGAGAGCGGCATTGAAACGAGCCGGAATAGAAAATTTTCGCTTTCATGACTTACGTCACACATGGGCTAGCTGGTTAATTCAGTCTGGCGTTCCACTTTCTGTTCTACAAGAAATGGGTGGATGGGAATCAGTCGAAATGGTAAGGCGATATGCACACTTAGCGCCTAATCATCTTACTGAACACGCCAAACAAATTGACGGCGTTTTTGACAGATTTAATAGAAAAATCTCAAATCATGTCCCAGATTTGTCCCACTTAAAAATATTAAAAAGTTGA